GGCTCCAAGGCTCATTAGGTCAAGGGCAGGCTGCTTTAATTGACCAAGCAAAGAAGGTTGTCTCGTCTGAGATTGAAGACGCAAAGCGCCGGTATAAGGCTGCCTATGAATCTGGAGACGCAGATGCTTTGCTCCAGGCTCAAGAAGAGCTTACTGGGGCCAAGATTAAACTGGACCGTGTAAATAATTTTAAACCGGCCCCTTTACAGGAAGTTAAACCTGTAGTACAAACGCAACAGTCGCCAGTCGTTGATACTAAAGCAAGAGCGTGGCAGGATGAAAATCCTTGGTTTGGTTCAGACGATGAAATGACCGCCGTAGCATTAACCGTTCATAAAAAACTTGTTGAAAGCAAGATTGACCCAACTAGCGATGAGTACTACGAGAAAATCAACTCGCGAGTACGTCAGCTTTTTCCAGATGCGTTCACCTCGGAAAAGCCAAAAAAGTCAACAGTTGTGGCATCTGCTACCCGAAGCACAGCACCGCGCAAAATCGTGCTAACTCAATCACAAGTAAATATCGCCAAGCGGCTTGGGGTTCCTCTGGAAGCCTATGCCAAACAGTTGGCTGCTGATTTTAGGAAGAATAATGGCTGATACCCGCACCCCCCGTGAACTTGAAACCCGAGCAAAAACAGAGCGTCCTACTAAGTGGATGCCACCTGAGTTGCTTCCCTCCCCTAACCCGGAGCCTGGGTATTCATTCCGCTGGGTACGCACCAGCACATTGGGCACCGCAGACCCGATGAATGTTTCTTCTAAAATGCGAGAAGGCTGGGAGCCTGTCAAGGCTTCGGACCACCCTGAGATTCACCTGATGGGAAGCGGCAATACCCGTTACCCGGATAGTGTTGAAATTGGCGGGTTGATGCTATGCAAGACACCTACGGAGTTCACTGAACAACGAGATGCGCATTTTAATGCGCAATCGGAAAATCAAATGAATTCTATTGACAACAACTTTATGCGCGAAAACGATCCTCGCATGCCGCTGTTCAAAGAGCGCAGCAGCAAGGTGACTTTTGGCAAAGGTATTTAACTTAAATTGGAGTGATATATGGCTTACCCCATTATTGACGCCCCGTATGGCCTAAAGCCGGTCAATCTGATCGGTGGTCAGGTGTTCGCGGGTTCTACGCGGATGTACAACATCCCCTACGGCTTTGCCACCAGCATCTTTTATGGTGACTTTGTTGGCCTGACCCGTGGTGAAATTACGCGCCTTTCTGTCTCGTCCGGCACCGCTGGCACTCAGACGGGTATTTTCCTGGGTTGCTCTTTTACTGACCCGGTGACGAAGCAGAAGCGTTTTTCGCAGTTCTGGCCCGCTTCTACGCTGGCAGGCGATGCGCTTGCTATTGTCTCTGATGACCCTGACGCTGTGTTTAAGGCTGTTGTTTGCTCTGCCACCACGGTTGTTGCATCAGGTGCCCGCGCAATGATTGGTCAGAATCTGGCCTGCATCAACAACACTGGCAACGTCAACACCGGCAACTCAGCTAACGCCCTGCTGGCGCCGACTGATACCCCAGCAACTACTGTTTCGTTGCCGATTCGTGTGCTTGGTGTGCAACTTGATACGGCTGTACCCCTGGGTACGGCAACGTATACCAGCGGTACCACTACGGTGAATTGCTCTGCCCTGCCGTTTGCTCTGCCTGTCGGTACTGATGTAGCCTCTATTGCTGCAAATGGTCAGTATATCTGTTCGGGTTCGTTTGTGGATACGGCTGCTTCTGCTGGTGCGACTTCGTTTATTTTGAACCAAGCACCTGCTACGGCGTTTGTCGCTAGCTCCACTTTGGTTTTCACCCAGTTCCCTGAACTGCTTGTGAAGATCAACTTTGGGCAGCACCAGTATTACGCTGGCATCTCCATCCCTTAAGGAGCTAAATCATGGCTATTTCACGCGCACAACTACTGAAGGAACTCCTGCCGGGCCTTAACGCCCTGTTTGGTCTGGAGTATGCCCGCTACGGCGAAGAGCACAAAGAAATCTACGAAACGGAGACTTCTGAGCGTTCGTTTGAAGAAGAAACCAAGCTGTCGGGTTTCTCCGCCGCCCCGGTGAAGAACGAAGGTCAAGCGATCCAGTACGATAACGGTCAAGAAGCTTGGACCGCTCGCTACAATCACGAAACCATCGCTCTGGGTTTTTCCATCACCGAAGAGGCGATGGAAGACAACCTGTACGACTCGCTGTCGGCTCGTTATACCAAGGCTCTGGCCCGTGGTATGGCTTACACCAAGCAGGTTAAGAGTGCCTCCATCCTGAACAACGGCTTTAGCGCTGCTGTTACTTATGGTGACGGTGTCTCGCTGTTCTCGACGGCTCACCCGCTGATTTCTGGCGGCACCAACAGCAACCGCCCCGCGACTGCTGCTGACCTGAACGAAACCTCGCTGGAATCGGCTGTGATTCAAATCGCAGCCTGGACCGATGAGCGCAGCCTGCTGATCGCCGCAAAGCCGAAGAAGCTGGTTGTTCCTCCGAGCCTGATGTTCGTTGCTACCCGTCTGCTGGAAACGTCGCTGCGTGTCGGCACCACCGATAACGACATCAACGCCATCAAGAACAACGGCAGCATCCCGGAAGGTTACTGCGTTAACCACTTCCTGACCGATCCCAACGCTTGGTTCCTGACCACCGATGTGCCCAACGGCATGAAGCACTTCATCCGCGTGCCGCTGTCAACGTCGAATGATGGTGACTTCGATACCGGCAACATTCGCTACAAGGCCCGTGAGCGTTATAGCTTCGGCGTCAGCGATCCGCTGGGTATCTTTGGTTCGCCCGGTTCGTCCTGATCCTCTTAAGCTAGCATTGCAAAGCCCTCTTCGGAGGGCTTATTTATTTCCGCTTGACATTATTTACACCTAAGAGTACCCTTCGTGTACCAAGCTTATCTAGCCTACTGACTGTTTCTTGGTCAGACCTCCCCTCAAGGACAGTAGGTTTAAACTGAGGAAAAATCATGTCTAATAGTACGTTTAGCGGCCCAGTACGTTCGCAAAATGGTTTTCAGTCTATTTCTGTTGACCCGACCACTGGAGCAGTAACTACTACAGCTACGTTTGATGCTACTAGCAGCGTTACAAACCTAGCTTTTACCAATCAAGTTCACCCTACTTCTGCGGCAATTAATGCTACTGCTACCGCTACTGCAGCGCAAGTTTTAACCGGGTATATTACTTCTACTTCTGCCGCAGCAACTACCATTACTCTGCCAACTGGCACTCTTCTCGGCACCGCGTTGGCCGCAGTTGCCGGTAATGTCTTAGACCTGTACGTTGATAACACTAATGGTGCGAGTACTGTAACTATTGCTGTAGCTACTAACGGTATTCTTTCTGCCGCTGCCGCTGCTGGTTCTGGCGCGGGGGCTGGACTTTTAACCGTTCCTAGCGGCGTTACGGGCCTAGCATGCTTTCGGATTATTTTTTCTAGCGCTACTGCTTACGTGTTTAGCCGTATTGCTTAATAGGAAAAATCATGGGAAAAGCGACTAATTTTAGCCCGACATTCCCCATGTTTCCGGGTGGGGCGGCGACTGTTACCCCCAGCGACACGGTAACGTTCCCATCCCCTTCGGTAGTTTACGTGGGTACAGGTGGTAATGTACGGGTAACTACTGCGCAAGGGGATGATGTAATTTTTTCTAACGTCCCCGCCGGGGGTATTATTCCTGTGCAAGTAGATCAAGTATGGTCTACTAATACCACTGCAATCAATATTGTGCGGGTGTACTAATGTCTTTTGGTGTTGCGTTCGCGCTACCAGCGTATATTAAACCCTTAACCGGGGGGCTAGACCCATTTGCGCAGTATGGCGCGACCCTAGACTTATCGTTTACAGAATCGCAATACTCTATTTGGCAAAGCGACGTTGGGATGGTAGCTAAAACATTTAGCAACATCATTACATTTACTCGCGCTAGCACAGGTACATATTTTGATTCAACCGGCGTGCTACAAAGTGCAGCAGTTGATGTTCCTCGCTTTGACTATGACCCAACTACATTAGCCCAGCTTGGTTTTCTTGTTGAGGAGTCGCGGACTAATAGCATCCGCAACAGTACGGGGGTTGGTGTTATTGCTGGCTCCCCTGGGACGATGCCAACAAACTGGGAAGGATCAACAGGAACAACAAACGGTGTTACGAGAACTGTTGTTGGGACTGGCACAGAAAATGGAATCGCCTACGTAGACGTAACATATGCTGGTACAGCTATTGCAAGCGGAAGCATTACAATTTCTGAAGAATTAAATACGCAAACTGTAGCTACAGCGGGTCAAATTTGGACTGTTACTAATTTTCTTAAGTTGGTTGCCGGGTCATTTGCAAACACAGCGAGTAGAAATTTCTTTTTAAATAGCTACACAGCACTTGGAGGGTTTGTTAGCGGTGCCATATCTACGTCAAATAATTTCCCCGCTGCAGGTCCGACAACAGCCGCGTTAAATACGCAAAGATATTTTTTCACTGGAACTCTTTCTGGCGCAACAACAACGCGGGTTGGCACAGGATTGTTTTTCAGTTTTAACGCTGGTGCAGTTATTGATTTTACCTTACGCATCGGCCTACCTCAATTAGAATTAGGTAGTGGACCCTCATCTGTAATCCCAACCTCAACGATAGAAGTCACCCGAGAAACAGATTTACAAAAAATTAGTACTCTCAGCCCTTGGTATAACCCAAGCGAAGGTACTATTTTTGCACAAAGTATTGTTAGCAGTATTAACGCTGGAAATACTAATACTGGCGTTGCTTCTTTTGACGACAATACTTCAAATAACAGAATCCAGCTTCGGCACACTTCTCCATCTAATAATTTGACTAACGTTGTAGTGACTAGCGGTGTTCTTCAAACTACCGGAGTAGCTTCACTAGCTAATACATGGCCTTTTGGTGTTATGCGAAAAGCTGTTTTTGCGTTTAAGGCAAATGATTTCCGTGGCGCACTTAGCGGGACATTAACAGCTGCAGACCCAACAGGGACAATACCGACTGTCACTCAACTACAGCTAGGTAATGGCTTGGCTATTAACGTATTAAGCGGCTATCTGCAGCGCATCACATATTACCCGCGCCGTCTGACCGACGCAGAACTTCAAACTTTAACTACATAAATTATGTACTACGACCTACATCTCAAATTTGTAGATCAAGCTCAAGCTGAAGAAACGCTGTTTGATGAGCAAACCTATGTACAGGACGATGTAGTTGAGACTTACAAAGTGCCTAGATACGTAGCCATTGACATCATTGGCGTTATCTTTAAGCCAACTGGGAAAATGCTAAACACTGAAGATGGTGATATGCTTGAGATGGCTCCAATTGAAGGCTGGCATGTAAACGTACGGCACACTACAGAAACGCCTGAGCTTGAAGAGTATGCAGTGAAAGTTAAAACTCCTGTTCGTGCTTGGGCATAATCATGGCTAAAACAGCAGCTTGGACTCGCAAAGAAGGTAAGGCTGAATCTGGTGGCTTAAACGCCAAGGGGAGGGCTTCGTATAACAAAGCTAACCCTGGAAAGCCTGGACTGAAAGCACCGCAGCCTGAAGGTGGCCCACGTAAAGACTCATTTTGCGCCAGGATGACAGGGATGAAGAAAAAACTTACCAGCGCTAAGACTGCTAACGACCCTAATAGCCGCATCAACAAGTCACTCAAAGCCTGGAAATGCTGACATGAGTAACGAAGCCGCTAAACACACTGTAGATGCCCTATCTGTTTTAACAGTAGCGGGCACCCTTATGGACTATTTTCCTGCTATCGCTGCGCTCTTCACTATTGTTTGGACGGGCATTCGTATTTACGAAACCCCCACAGTGCAGAAGCTAATCCACGGTAAACCTTTGGAGAAAAACGATGCCGAGTAGCTCAAAGAAGCAACATAATTTTATGTTAGCTATTGCAAAATCTCCCGCTTTCGCTAAGAAGGTGGGCATCCCCCAGAGCGTCGGCTCTGATTTTAAACAGGCCGACAAAGGCCGTAAATTCGCAAAAGGTGGTGAAACTATGGCTACTAAAATGAACCCTGGCTTTATGGCTATGATGCCTAAGAAGAAAGACGACAAGCCTGATGCACTGGCTAAGCACGCTGCTAAGCCTGCTTCTAAAGCTCACGCTGGCCTCAAGGCGGGTGGTATGGCTAAGATGATGGAAGGTGGCCCTGCTAAGAAGATGATGATGGGCGGTCCCGCTAAGAAAATGGCTAAGGGCGGTTTTGCTAGCTCTGCTGATGGGGTCGCCTCTAAAGGCAAGACCAAAGCTACGCAGGTCAAAATGAACCGTGGCGGCAAGTGTTAAGGAAATAATATGCCAAAGCCTGTAAATCTTCTTACGCCTGACGCTCCCGATAGCGAGCGACCGGCAAAGCAGCCTCGCTCTCCTAAAATGGGATCAGGCATTAAAGTCGGTCCTATGCCGGTAGACGTTTTGGACAAGAATATTTACACGGCAGAAAAGGGTAAGCCTCCTATGGCTGATGAAGGCCCGACCAAGACTGTTAAAAAGAAAGCTGGTGGGGCAATCTCTGCGCGGGCTGATGGCTGCGCACAACGTGGCAAAACTCGCGGGAAGATGGTGTAAATATGAAAAAACGTAAATTTGCTGACGGTGGCGAGACCACTGAAATGAGGCCTAGCGCAAAGCCTGAAGGCGGCATTTTCGATGAAGACACTTATGCCCGCGCTCGTCGTTTTGTTGAAAGCGGCAAGGAAGAATCTAAGCCCGCAGTTAAAAAAGCGCGTAAGGTAGAAATTGACCCTACCGCTGGGGAAGCCAAAGATAAGGCCGCACAACGTGCTGCTGATATGGGGGATGAAGCCCCCGTCAAACGATCTAGCGGTCGGGCAGAAATTCCTATTGACCCCAATGGCCCTAAAGCACCTAAATCTACTGGCGAAGACACCTCTGGCCCTAGTAATCTTGGGCGAATTCTGTCTGCTGGCGGGGCGGGTATTGGGGCGTTAGGGACTGCCGCTGCTATGCGTACCGCAGGCCATGCTAACCGTGTGGCGAAACGTGTAGCTAAAGCAATTGACTCTGCGAATGCCTCAGGTAAATCCATAGCACCGACGGTGCAGTCAGCAAAAAGCGCTGAAAAGTACTCTCCAAAGCAGCAGTTAGAAGCTGGGGAATCTGCATTACGTGGCGCCACTAACCGGGCAAGGCTTAAAAGCCTCAGGGAAGATCTTGACATGTCTGGTGCGGGCATGAAAAAAGGCGGCGCCGTCAAAAAGTACGCTTCCGGTGGTATGGTTGGCAGTGCTTCGCGCCGTGCTGATGGCATTGCCATTAAGGGTAAAACTAAGTGTAGGATCGTGTAATGTTGCCTAGCCGTGGTATGGGTGCCATCAACCCAGACAAAATGCCTTCACGTAAAAAAATGAAGCGCAAGGACAATCCTGACATTGTGGATGTCTACAAGGAGGGTGGCACTGTTAACGCGGCAGGTAACTACACAAAACCTGAGATGCGTAAGCGTATCGTGGCTCAGGTTAAAGCAGCAGCTACCCAAGGTACAGACGCAGGCGAATGGAGCGCCCGTAAAGCGCAACTAGTAGCTAAGAAGTACAAAGCTGCTGGCGGAGGGTACAGAGATTGAAACCACCTCAAAAATCTCTGAAAGAGTGGACCGCGCAAAAGTGGACTACTAAAAGTGGTAAGCCATCCAGCAAAACTGGGGAACGCTACCTGCCCTCCGAAGCTATCAAAGCATTGTCCCCAGCAGAATACGCAGCTACTACAGCCGCAAAACGCAAGGGCAAGGCTGAAGGTAAACAGTTTGTAGCACAACCTAAACGCATTGCTAAGAAAACAGCAGGTTACAGATAATGGCTACTTCAGGCACCACAGCATTTAATTTAGATTTGACGGAATGCGTCGAAGAAGCGTTTGAGCGTTGTGGTGCAGAGTTACGCACAGGCTATGACCTGAAAACGGCACGGAGGTCTTTAAACCTCCTTTTTGCTGATTGGGCTAACCGTGGTGTAAATCTATGGACGGTAGAGCAAGGGTCTATTACGCTCGTTGCAGGTACAGCTACTTATAACCTGCCCGCAGACACAGTAGACCTACTTGAACACGTTATCAGGACTGGCGCTGGTGTAGCATCTACGCAGGCTGATCTAAACATCACCCGCATTAGTGTTTCAACCTATGCCACTATCCCAAATAAGCTGACGCAAGCTCGCCCCATACAAGTTTACATTAACCGCCAATCTCCTATCCCTACTATCACTGTATGGCCTGTACCGGATTCTGGTACTACATACACCTTTGTTTACTGGCGTTTGCGCCGTATTCAAGACGCGGGATCGGGTGTTAATACGATGGACGTTCCATTCCGCTTTTTACCTTGTATGGTAGCGGGTCTGTCTTACTATCTTTCTATGAAGCTCCCAGGCGCTTTAGATCGCATGCAAGTGCTTAAAGCTCAGTATGATGAAGCTTGGGATTTCGCGTCTACTGAAGACCGAGAAAAAGCAGCAATTCGTTTTGTGCCCCGTCAACAATTTATTAGTTAATTATTATGAACACACTTCAAGAAATGTTGGCTACTATTTTTGAAGACCCCAATAACACTGTGAGGGCTGCGTCAGGAGGCTTGATGTCTTCTCCTATGCAAAGTAGCCCAATGAGTGGCGGGATGCAACAAAATAATCCTATGGGTTATGGCAATAATTTTGCGCAAAATATTCCTGCGGCTGGCGGTCAAATGGGCGGACAACAGCCTAATCCAATGTCAGGGGGCCAACAATTTGGCGGGCCTCCCACTTTTAACGGTTTGCCTATGGGCGGTCAACCAAACACGTTTAACCCATATATGGGCGGCGCTACTTCGTCAAACATGAGTGCAAGTGCGCAGCCTTATAGCGGGATGCCTTCAAATATCGCCGCCTCTCCTTCTGCCGGAAGCTTTCCTATGCAAGGTGGTATTGGTAGTTTACAAAGTCAGCCTTCATATCCGCAACGAAACCCATACGCACAAAACCCTCTTTTCGCAAAGCAGCAAGAATTTCAAAATCAGATGCAGGCAAAAAGTTCAGAGGTTATGAACTCAATTCCTGAGTATCAACAATTACAAAAAATGCAACAGCAGCTTCAAGGGCGCCAACCGAGTGCCCAGGAAATGCAGCAGCTTCAAGCATTAAGCCGACAGATTCAAGGTAATTCAGGCTTCCAACAACTGCAGCAACAGCAGCAACAAATGGGTCAGCAATTACAACAGCAGTATGGAAATCAGTTGGCAGAGTTGCAGGCAAAAGATCGACAATACAATATGCAGCAGCAGCAAGCAATTGACAAGGCTAGGGGCAGCTATGGGCGACAGCAGGCGATGCAGCCCCAGCAGGCGATGCGGCAACAGCAGGCGATGCAACAACAGCAAGCTGACATCGCTGCGCGGAAGGCTGGAGCAGAATTTTTAAATGGGATGCGGCCCCAGCAGGCGATGCAGCCCCAGCAGGCGATGCAGCAACCGAAAATGGGTTTTCTATCGCGAGCAGCGCAAAAAGCGGCTAGCCCTTACACCCCTATTAACCCTTCTGCTCAAGGAAATTTTGCTATTGGTAGAAATTCAAATGGCACAAATGCAATTCCAAACACGGTAATGCCAAGTGAATATTTTGGTAGGCGTCGGCTGGTGTAACGATGGGAAATAGATTTGCCGCAGGCAAGAAGGCGATATCGGAATGCGACCGATGTGCGTTCCGCTTTAAGCTTAAAGAGCTAAAAGAGCTTGTTATTAAGACCAAGAATGTTAATATTCTTGTCTGTAGGCAATGCTGGGAGATGGATCACCCGCAGTTGCAGCTTGGCATGTACCCGGTTGACGATCCGCAGGCCCTGCGCAACCCTCGGCCCGACCAAAGCTACTTCACTTCAGGAGTCACGGTAACGGGGTCAATCGGGCAAGGAAGCCGAATTTTCCAGTGGGGGTGGGCGCCAGTAGGGGGTGGGTCGTCAGAATCACTAACCCCAAATAATTTAGTAGCAGTCGGCGCAGTTGGCACCGTAACAGTCAGTGTAACCATTTAATATAGGAAGTATCATGAGCGATAAAACTGTCCCTATCCAAAAGTCTATTAAGGCCCCCAAAGGCAAGCCGGGTGGCCCGACCACCGATGACCGTGCTAAACTGGGCCGGAACCTCTCCCGTGTCAAAAACCAAGGGAACTAATCATGCCTAAATTCAGCAAGAAAGTAATGGGTAAAGAAGTGGGTGATGCTGCTTTTTACGCTGAACCCCATACCGATGTTAAAGACGGCGGCACCAGCATGATGGGACGTGCTACCCCCGTTACTATTGGCCCGCTGTATGAGCCCAAGACCACCGGCATTAAGATGCGTGGCACAGGTGCCGCTACCAAAGGCACCATGAGCCGTGGCCCGATGGCCTAATTAGAGGGTGGCGATGAACTACACTGAATTAAAAACCGCAGTTCAAGATTACACTGAAAATACGTTTTCAGATGTAGACTTCGCCACCATGACTGAACTGGCTGAGCAGAGGATTTATAACTCTGTTCAACTGCCTTCGTTGCGCAAAAACGTAACTGGTACATTAACTTCTGGTTTTCAGTACCTAACTGCACCATCTGATTTCTTGTCAGTATTTAGCATCGCAGTTATTGATGGTACTGGGGCGTATACATACCTTATAAACAAGGATGTAAACTTTATCCGTGAAGCGTACCCTACTGTTAACGCAACAGGCACCCCGAAGTATTACGCTATATTTGGCTCGGATAGTGTTACCCCTACAACGTTGACGTTTATTTTAGGGCCTACTCCGAGTGCAGCGCTCTCTACAGAGCTACATTATTTTTACTATCCGGTTTCTATTGTAACTGCTGGCACTACGTGGCTAAGCACAAACTTTGATTCTGTATTATTTAACGCAGTGATGGTTGAGGCTATTAGATTCATGAAGGGCGAAGCTGATATGGTTGCTCTTTATGCTGAACAATACAAACAATCACTCACGTTACTTAAGAATCTTGGCGACGGGAAGCTGCGTCAAGATACCTACCGTAGTGGACAGCTTCGCACTCAAGTTATTTAAGGAAATATTATGGCGTTTACTGGTAATTTCTTTTGCACTTCTGCTAAACAAGGATTTTTAACAGGCTCATACGCACCTACTGCAGTAGGTGCAGTAAAAATTGCGCTTTACACTGACGCAGCTAGTTTAACTGCAGCCACTACGGCATATAACACTACTGGGGAAGTGTCTTCGACCGGCACAAACTACGTTACTGGCGGCAACACTTTGACTGGTGCTGTTATTAACTCTTCAGGAACAACAGCGTATCTTGATTTTACGGACACTAGCTGGGCTAACGCAACTTTCACTGCCCGAGGCGCGTTGATTTATATGAGCGCAACTAATGCTGCTATTGCGGTTCTAGATTTTGGCTCGGATAAGACTGCCTCTGCGGGTACGTTTACTGTAGTGTTCCCCAATGCAAATGCTACTGAAGCTCTGATCCGCATCGCGTAATTTTCTAGTAGCTCAATAATGGCCGAGAAGATAGTTCTATCCGGTAGCGGTACTTGGAGCATACCTGCCGGGTGGAACGACGCCGATAACACTATTGAGCTTATTGGTGCAGGCGGCAATGGAGCGGCTGGAGGGGCGTCGGCAAGTGGCGGTGGTGGCGGCGGCGGGGCATATGTCAAGGTAGTCAATGTCCCGCTTAAGGCCCAAAATGCTATAGGCTCCATAACATCTTTTGGTTATTCAACTACCAACGCAGCTGGATCCATTTTCTTTCTCCAGGGGTACCAGACCACTGACAGCGACGGCGACCCTATATTTGGCCAGATATTCACGTCTATAAGCGGGACGTCAGCTTCAGGTATCACTGGCGGCGTTGGCGGGGCAGTAAATACGTCCCAGTTTCTAGGCGGTAGAAATTGGTACGTTGACAATCCGCCTTCAGGTCGTGCCGGTGGCGCAGGGGGTAATGGTAGGTTAGCTACTAGTAGCTAA